GGACACGGTCGAAATCATGATTGCTCAGATGGTTAAATTACGTGCTTGACCCTCTGATAAATTCAGAATATCATAGTGAAATTGCTGAAAAAGGGTGAAAAATGTCGAAATACAACGAATCGGCGGCGGCGTTTGTTAGTGTTCTTTTTCACTCAGCAACCGTCACGCACTTCATGCACTTGCAAACCAAGTCATTCGCTCAGCACATGGCGTTAGGCGAGTATTACGACGCAATCGTCGAACTCGCAGACAAGTGGGCAGAGGCGTATCAGGGGTGTTATGACATCATTACCGGCTACCCCAAGGACTTCCACCTGGCCACCGATCCGGTCAAGTACCTGACGCAGATAAAAGATTTCGTGGACGACATCCGCAAAGACTTGCCAAGCGAGAGCCAGCTTCAGAACATTGTGGACGAGATCGCGGATCAGATCGACTCAACCCTCTACAAACTGCGTTTCCTCAAATAATGCCTAGCCACTCTCCCGCCCAAGCTCGCATGATGGCCGCTGCTGCCCATGACCCCAAGTTCGCCAAGAAAGTCGGCGTACCGGTCAAAGTAGCCAAGGAATTCAATCAGGCCGACAAAGGCAAAAAACTGGCTGAAGCATTGAAGCGCATGGATAGTAAAGATTAACTAAGTATGCTAACAATATCTGTTACAAATCAACGACATGGCTGCTAGAAAACGGAAAGTTGTGTTGTCTGACGCTTGGAGAGAGAAAATCCAAGCCGGTCAGATTATGAGTCGCCTTTTACGGCACGTTGAGGGCGAGATTGAGCTATCTAGCAGTCAAGTCAAAGCAGCCGATATCCTGCTGAAAAAGGTTGTCCCTGACTTGGCGAGGACTGAGAACGTAGGTAATGAGGGCGGGCCGCAAGAAATGGTGATCCGATGGGCCGATCCGAAGTAATCCTTCCTTATGCGCCTCGACCGGCATTCTTGCCGTTCCATGCAAGATCGCAGCGGTGGGGCTGTCTCGTAGCGCATAGAAGGGCAGGCAAGACCGTAGCGGCTATCAACGACGTTATCAGGGCAGCGGCTACCTGTAAGACAGCTTTCCCTTTGTTTGGCTATGTCGCACCGTACCGCAGCCAGGCTAAGTCAGTCGTTTGGGATTACCTCAAGAACTTCGCTCAGCCGATCATCTTGGACAGCAATGAGGCCGAATTGACAGTTACCCTGATGAACGCGGCGAAGATTCGGTTGTTCGGTGCTGACAATGCCGACGCTATGCGGGGCTTGGGCTTCGACGGGATATATTTGGACGAGTATGGCGACTTCAAGCCTAGCGTATGGGGTAACGTCATAAGACCCGCCCTCTCTGACAAGCAGGGATGGTGTGTGTTCGGTGGTACGCCAAAGGGAAAAAATCAGTTTTGGAACATCTACGAGACAGCTAGGCAAAACCCTGCTGAGTGGTTCTTGCTACGCCTGCCCGCCTCTTCGTCGGGGCTGCTACCTCCCTCTGAACTCAAAGCAGCTAGGGCGCAATTAACCGAGGATCAGTATCTGCAAGAGATGGAGACTTCGTTCGAGGCCTCAATTCTCGGTTCTTTTTATGGCACAGAACTCAGGGAAGCCGAAGAACAAGGACGCTTTACGAATATCGCAGTCGATCCCGTTGTGCCGGTGCATACGGCATGGGACTTGGGCTATCGGGATGACACGGCTATTTGGTGGTATCAGGTCGTTCGGGGAGAGATACATGTTATCGACTTCTACTCGGTATCGGGCGCGAACATCGAGGAACTTGCCCAAATCATTACCGACCGCGGCTACCGCTACGGCAAGCACTACCTACCGCACGACGCAAAGGCTAAGACCCTTGCAAGCGGTGGAAAAAGCATTATCGAACAGCTTGCACAGCACTTGGGGCTTGGGACACTTAGCATCGTTCCTGATCTCTCGGTACAAGACGGCATCCAAGCGGTCAGGAAGATGATCCCGAGGACTTGGTTCGACAACAAGTGTTACGAAGGCATTGAGGCGTTAAAGCAATACCAACGTGAGTATGACGAGGACAAAAAGGCATTCAGGCAGACACCGAGGCACGATTGGACTAGCCATCCCGCGGATGCATTTCGTATGATGGCGATTAGTTGGAAGAATGAACCGGTATTCAGGGCGCCGGATAGAGAGAAGCCTCTGATGGTAGGCCCGCAAAACACAGTTACCCTCAACGATATGTGGGCGACTGCCAAACCTAAAGGAGCACGAATATGAGTGGCGTTTCTTATCCCTATGCTTATTGGTATGAAACCGTAGCAGCATCACAAACCGCGCAGGTCTTGGGTGCAACTGCAACCTCGGGCGCAAAAGGCGATTACATACACAGACTTATCATTTCAGTCGTTACGGCAGCTTCTGCAACCGTCACGCTGATTGATGGCAGCACTTCAATCGTGATTTTGACCGGCGGCGCAACGGTAATTCCTGGCATCTACTCAGTTGAACTCAACATGGCAGCAGCTACTGGCCCGTGGAAGATCACGACTGGCAGCGGCGTGACTGTCATTGCTGTTGGAATCTTCACGGCATGATGAACAAGCCGGGGCTGTACGCCAACATCCTAGCTAAGCAAGAACGGATCAAAGCCGGTTCCGGTGAGCGTATGCGTAAGCCTGGCGATCCCGGTGCGCCGACTGCTAAAGACTTCCGCGAATCTGCTAAGACTGCAAAGCCGGAGAAAAAATGAGCGCAGCATGGACACGCAGCGAGGGCAAGAATCCTCAAGGCGGATTGAATGCCAAGGGCAGAGCTTCGTACAAAGCTGAGACTGGCGGGACGCTGAAGCCTCCCGTCAAGGCAGGCGATAACCCGCGTCGCGCGTCTTTCCTTGCTCGCATGGGCAACATGCCTGGCCCGATGGAAAAGAACGGTAGTCCTACTCGATTGGCATTAGCTTTGAAAGCGTGGGGTGCATCTAGTAAAGAGGATGCCCGCGCCAAGGCTCGTGCAATCTCGGAGCGCAATCATGACTGAACAAGAACGTCTAGCGGCGGCACTTGAGTATCAGCAAGCACAGCAACCGGCGATGATGAACCCTAACCTAGCGGCGCAAGGAGTAAGGGCAAGAGAAAACGCATCTACATTTAATTCAAATTTAGGTGTAATTCCACAAACATTGTCTGCGGTAAATCGCGCATTGCCTTTGCCAACGAATGCCCGTGTATATGTGGAGTCTGTAATAGATCAAAGAAAAGACCCAATTACAAATAAAGATTTTACAAATGACGAACTCAATGTAATTCGTGATTTGGTTCAAGCGTCGCATCAACCAAATGAATACAAAAATGAACCGTTAGCAGCAACTCCCGGATATGTTAATTACAGCACTTATAAAAAACCTTTGCCATCGTTAGAAGGCAGGCAATATCCCGTAACCATGCACTCAGGCCCGGCGATGGCTACTCCGCGTGGCAGAGTAGGAACAACGTTAGGGCAATTTAATTACGGATTAAATTCTAATGGTGATATTGAAGTAAAAGACAAATATGACTTCAATGAGATACCGGGAATTAATGAATATAAAGACACAAGTGCATTGAACAAAGTTGCATTAACACTTAAAAGCGGCGGTTATATACCCGCTAGAGTTTATGGACAAGAAATGCTACCGGCAGGATCAGGTCGAGACGTAAACGTTGTAATTCCAAAAGAAAAATTTGGCGAAAATTACAACCAACTTGCTGAAGCACTTAAAAAGTTAGGGCGATAAACATGGATGAGCAAAGCACAGGCTTGCAAAAGCTGCTGCATAACGTTGCAAGCTATGACGGTGACTTTAAGAAGTGGGAAGCCCGCGCTCAGAAGATCATCAAGCGTTATCGGGATGACAACCGCAGTCAAAACACCAACGAGACTGCCAAGTTCAACATCCTGTGGAGCAACGTTCAGACGCTGATCCCTGCGGTCTACGCTCGTCTGCCCAAGGCTGATGTGTCGCGGCGTTTCGGTGATAACGACCAAGTGGGACGGGTTGCCTCGCTGCTAATAGAACGTGCGCTCGACTTTGAGATTGAGCATTACCCTGACTTCCGGCAAACGATGAAGCACGCAGTCGAGGATCGTTTTCTTGGTGGGCGTGGGACGGCATGGGTGCGCTATGAGCCGCACGTCAACGCAGTCGATATGCCTGAAGATGGGCTAGAAGTAACCGAGGACATTGATAATCCTGAACCCGGTGTGCAGAACGATCCCACAGCCGGTCAAGAACCAATGGAGGAGATTGAGTACGAATGCGCCCCCATTGACTATGTGCATTGGAAAGACTTTGGGCACTCAGTAGCTAGGACTTGGGAAGAAGTGACGGCTGTGTGGCGGTGGGTATACATGACCCGCGAGGCGTTGGTTGAGCGTTTCGGCGATGAAGTGGGCGAAAAGATTCCTTTCGATGCAGGCCCGGACACCCTCAAGCAATACGGTCAAAGCACGAAGGAGCACACACGCGCAAAGATTTGTGAGTATTGGGACAAGGAAAGCGGAAAGGTTTATTGGTTTAGCAAGTCGATGCCAAACATCATTGACGAGCGCGACGATCCGCTAGAGCTAGAGGGATTCTTTCCCTGCCCGCAGCCGCTTTATGCCACGATGACGAGCGACACCCTCGTGCCGGTGGCCGACTTTGTGCTGTACCAAGATCAGGCTAACGAGCTTGATATCCTGTCAGATAGGATTGACGGGTTGGTCAAGGCTTTGCGCGTTAGGGGCGTGTATGACGCTTCTCAGCCTGCCTTGCAGCGACTGATGACCGAGGGCGAAAACAATGCTTTGCTGCCGGTCGATACTTGGATGGCGTTCGGTGAGAAGGGCGGTCTGAAGGGCGCTATCGACTTCCTGCCTATCGACATGATCGCTCAGACGCTGATCCAATGCTACCAAGCGCGAACGGAAATCAAGAATCAAATCTATGAGATCACAGGTCTTTCGGACATTATCCGAGGATCGTCGTTTGCGTCTGAGACAGCGACCGCGCAGCAGATCAAGGGGCAATACGCTTCGATTCGGTTGCGCTCGATGCAAGAGGATGTTGCGCTGTTTGCGACCGGCTTGCTACGGCTAAAGGCGCAAGTCATCTGCACCAAGTTCCAACCGCAAACCATTCTCATGTTTGCAGCGGCGAATCAGATGCAACCCGAAGATCAGCAGTTGATCCCCCAGGCTCTTGCGTTGCTTAAAGACAATCCTCTGCGGAGCTTCCGTATCGAAGTGGCTGCGGATTCGCTCGTTCAGCTTGACGAACAACAGATGAAACGGGATCGGGCTGAATTTATCTCGGCCTTGGGAACGTTCCTGCGGGAAGCCTTGCCACTTGGAACGCAAGCACCTGAACTTGTGCCGATGATTGGTGAAACGTTGAAATTTATGGTTTCTTCGTTCAAAGGTGCGCGTTCGCTCGAAGGTGCAATTGATCAGGGCATTAATCAGATCGTGAACCGCCCACCGCCTGAACCGCAGCAAAATCCCGAAATGATGAAGATGCAAGCAGAGCAACAAATGGCGCAGGGCAAGATGCAAGCAGACGGGCAGCTTGAACAAGCCAAGATGCAAGCAACAATGCAAATTGAGCAAGCAAAGTTGCAAGCACAGATGCAAATAGATCAAGCAAAGTTGCAGATTGAGCAGGCGAAGACGCAGCGTGAAATTGAAGTTGAGCAGATGCGTGCTCAGATGGACGCTCAGAAAATGGAGTTTGACCGTCAAAAAGCAGAAATGGAAGAACAGTACAACCGGTGGAAAACTGAGCTTGAATCGGCAACAAAAGTTACCGTGGCAAGGATCGGTGCTAACCCTGGCGTAGATATACCGCTAATTGAGGCTGCAAATGCTTCGGCTGAGCGCATGACCACTGAGCTAGGCAACGGTGTGCAGATGGCGCTGCAAAACGTCGAAAAAATGCAGCAAGATATGGCGGCTTTGCACGATCAAACGTCGAGCAAGATTGAAAGCCTGCTTTCTGTCATGTCTGCACCGAAACGCATTATCCGTGGGCCTGATGGTAAAGCGGTGGGAGTTGAAATCGCAACATGAACGGCGTTTGGGACAGCGGTACATGGGATGACGCGACATGGGATTACGTCCCGGTTCTTGTCGAATTTGATACCCATGACGGCGACAAACTGAAAGACCGCTTTGCAAGGGAAAAGACGGTAAGGGAGGAGCGTCGCCGGGAAGTTCTTGCCCTGTATGAAAGAATTGTTGAAGGCAAGGAAGATATCCCCGAAGTTGTCGAGCCGTTGAATTACATAACCAAACAACAGATTTTGACAAGTAATCTTAATTTTGATAAATTGATCGCTGATCTTAAGAATGCTGAACAGATATGGCATCAGCACGTTGAAATTGACGACGAGGAAATTCTGTTACTTCTATGAGAAAACGTTGGATTTATGTGGATGGCGAGGCAATAGAAGTTGGTGAGTATCAACCGACTGCTGTGCATCACATCATGCCCGACATTCAGCCGTATCAGTCGATGGTTGACGGTTCGATGATTACGAGCCGCAGCCGCCACAGGGAACACCTGCAAGCGCATGGCTGCATTGAAGTCGGCAACGAGAAGATGGAAACGAAAGTTGCGCCAATCAAAGATAACCGCAGGGAAGTATTGAGGCAGCAACTGACAAACATGACGCATTCCGAAGCGAATAAGATTCTTAGCAGACTTCGTGATGACGCTAGATTTACTAACCCCCACAGGGAACGATAATGAGCGATCTACACGCAATTGCACCGGTTGAA